ATTATTTTTACTTTATACTTACGCAAAATATTATGATGACAACTATGTAAGAAATTATAACGATCCTAATCCTGCATATATCCAAAGATTTTCTCCACCATATGAATTCCATTTATCAAGTACGCCTTTAAATGAAAGTTTGGCTGCTATGTATAAAATTATTCCAATGTTCAGACAAAAATATCAAGTTGATAAAATGTCATTAATAACATTAACAGATGGACACTCTAACAATTCAAATAAGAGTACTTACAAAACCGTAGACGGAAAATTAAAATGTCCAGGAGATAGTTATGGTACTATACCAATTTTAAAACTTGGTAGTAAACAAATTAAATCAAGTGGTGAAGATTATTGGAGAAATTCAACTACGGGATTATTACTTGAAGGATTAAAAAGAAAATTCAAACTTACTACTATCGGTTTCTTTCTTATAAAGAATACAAGAAGATGGGAATTTGATAGATATGCTCTTTCAGATAAACAACAAAATTTACCTTATAGTATAAAAGATGAAATTAAACAAAAAATTAGAAGTGAATTTTTAAAGAATAAATGTGCTAGTGTTAGACAAGAAGGATATAGTGAATACTTTTTAATCAACGCTAAGACAATGAAAGTGGAAAATGCTGACCTTGCTAATGTATTATCTGATACAAAGAAAGGCGACATTAAAAGAATTTTTGGTAAGAGTATGAAAAACAGAACGGTTTCCAGAGTACTTTTATCAAAATTTATAAAAAGGGTTGCTTAAGTATGCTAGAACTATTGGTAATTAAGAGAAATAAACGCTTGACAATGAATCAAAATGGTGATAGGATATACTTAACAATGACAAAAAAGTTAAATAAAAAAGGAGAGACTACATTATGAAAACTTTGAATACTAAACAAAAGGACTTTGTACAACACGCATATAAAATGTATGGCAAAGCTGAGTTAACTATTAGTGAGTTAAGTGCTACCAATAAAGAATTTGGTTGTGCTTATGCACCACAATGGTTAACAAAAAATAAACACTACAAAATTGGTAGGGGTTTATTTAAATTACCGAACATAGATGATAAGGTTATTGTAGATACAAAAGAAAAAGAAGTAGTATCTAAACCTAAAGTTGTTGAAGAAAAAAATGATAGAGTCAGCGAAGCTGCTTATATTGTTTCATCTTTAACAGGAGATATTGTTCCGAGTAAAGATAAAGGTTTCGTATCATTTGGTAACCATCCAGATGTTAGAAACATAATTAAATCTAATAAATTTTATCCAATATTCATTACAGGACTTTCAGGAAATGGAAAGACTTTTTCTGTTATTCAGGCTTGTGCCGAGAGTAAAAGAGAAATGATTAGGGTAAACATAACAATTGAAACTGACGAGGACGATTTACTTGGAGGTTATAGATTAAAAGACGGACAAACCGTTTGGCAAAATGGTCCTGTTATTGAGGCAATGGAGAGAGGTGCTGTATTGCTCCTTGATGAAGTTGACCTTGCGTCTAATAAGATAATGTGTTTACAACCAATCCTTGAAGGTAACGGAGTTTATGTTAAGAAGATTAATAAATTCGTTAAACCAAAACTTGGATTTAATGTTGTTGCTACTGCCAATACTAAAGGGCAAGGTAGTGATGATGGTAAATTTATCGGAACTAACATACTGAACGAGGCGTTTTTGGAAAGATTTCCAGTAACTTTTCAACAAACTTATCCTTCTGCCAAAACAGAACAGAAGATTTTAAATAATACTCTTGCTCTATCAGGCAAAAAAGATACCGAGTATGCTGAGAAATTAACTACTTGGGCTGATGTTATCAGAAAAACATATTTTGATGGAGGAGTTGACGAGATTATATCAACAAGAAGATTAGTCCACATATGTCAGGCATATACAATCTTTAAAAATAAGATGAAAGCTATTGAACTATGTACTAATAGATTTGATGATGATACAAAAACTTCTTTTGTTGACTTATATACTAAAGTGGATGCAGGTGCAACTGCTGAAAGTATTGCTGAACAACAAAAGGTTGAGTCTTTGAAAGCTCAACAAATGGAATCCAATGATAATGAGGACGATAAAGATGATGAGGAAGACCTTGTCTAATTATCTAAATTTATCCATAGTGTGGTCCTTGATGTGGAGTGTAGTGGCTCCACATCATTTTTTAAGGACTACAATTAACCACACGAGGAATTTATGAAATATAACGAAGTAGATAAAATTATAAAAGAAATATCAGACTATATAAAAGGAACTTACGGAGAACATTATAGTACAACTAAAGATGGTTTCCAAGTCCAAGATATGTTAAGACACTTAAATATAGATAAAGATTTTTGCCAAGCTAATGCTATCAAATATCTTTGTAGATATGGTAAGAAGGACGGTAAGAATAGAAAAGATTTATTAAAGGCTATTCATTATGTAATTCTATTAATGAGTAGTGAGGATAAGGATGTGGATCCTTCTCCATTTAAAGTACTAAAAGAAACATTTAGACCAGGATTAAATTAATGAGCATTACAATACAAGTTAGAAATGGTAATTTGGAACAAGCAATGCGTGTTCTTAAAAAGAAAATCCAGAAGGATGGTCTCATAAAAGAAATGAGACAAAGACAATATTATGAGAAACCTTGTGATAAAAGGAATCGTAAGAAGAAGGAAATGACTAGAGCTTATAAGAAAAACCAGAAAAAGTTGAAAGCTCAAAGAGGATATTAATGAATTTTTAAATTTTACGCTGCTTCGTTTGAGGTTGTATATATATTATGCTAAGGCCATTCATAAGACCTGGCAGAGCGTAAAAGTGGTTGTTATCCGTGACCAGATACAAAATATCAAATACGGTGTCGCTAGTGTTTTGGTAGTACACACTTAAAAGAAACTACCATTTTTTTATATTATGACTTGTAATTTTACAAATAATGATTATATAAATACTATAGAGAACGCCATAATGGGTTCTCGGAAAATAAACTTTGCTTAAAAAAAGGAGGTTCTATTATGACCAATTCAAAAGCAATTCAATTTTTTAATAATTTAAGACCAATAAGTGTAGGTTTTGATAGCGTGTTTGATACATTTGAACATATGCTAGATACAGACTTTAACTTTCCACAGGTCTCTAATTATCCACCATACAATATTGTTAAGACAGGTAAACTGACTTATGATATTGAAGTAGCGTTAGCAGGATATTCTAAAGATGATATTTCTGTTGACTATGCTGACAATGTTCTAACCGTGGTTTCTAAAAAAGATGAGGAAACTAAAGAGGTTGAGGACAACAATGGTATTTTGCATAAAGGTATTGCAAAAAGAAACTTTAGCAGAACATTTACTATCGCTGATGATGTGAAAGTAGATGGTGCTGAACTCAAAGATGGTCTTTTAAGAGTATCTTTGGAGAAGATTGTTCCAGAAGGTAAGAAACCTAGAACAATTAAAATCAAGTAAATAGTACAAATAGTTGATAGGTCGTATTAAACCACGGCCTATTGACTTCTTTTACAAATAATGATATATTATGTACAAGTGAACAAAAATATAATGTTTAAATAATGAAGGAGAAAAAATTGATATGAACCTATCAACTGATACAATTGCATTGTTAAAAAACTTTGCAAATATAAACCAAAATATTCTAATCAAACCAGGTAAGAAATTAAATACAATTTCTACTATGAAGAATATTTTAGCACAAGCAGAAATTAAGGAAGACTTTAATGAGCAGTTTGCGATTTATGACTTGCCTGAATTTTTAAGAACCGTAGAATTGTTTGAAGCACCAGTATTAAAATTTAATGGTACTTCAAGTGTAGCACTATCAGGAAAAGATGGAAGGTCTACTAGTAAGTATACTTTCGCTGATGAGAGTGTTATTGTTGCACCTACTAAAACAATTGCAATGCCAGATACAGAAGTTTCTTTTATAATGAAGAAAGCAGATTTTGCTAGACTTCAAAAAGGAGTGGTTACATTAAATTTACCAGATGTAGGAGTTATTGGCGATGGTAAAACAATGAGACTTATTGCTGAAGATAGAAAAAACAAAGCTTCTAATAAGTTTGATATAGAGTTAGGTACAACTGATAAGAAATTCAAAGCATTTTTCAAAGCAGAAAACTTTAAAATGTTAGAAGATGATTATGATGTTGCTATCTCTAAACAAAAAATTTCACATTTTGTTAATAGAACAAGACCAGTACAATATTGGATTGCTCTGGAACCTGAAAGTGAATTTTAATTATATTATGGAGTTATTATTATGGCAGATTTTTTGTGGGTTGAAAAATACCGACCAAAAACAATTGAAAAGTGTATCCTACCAGAGGATATAAAACATACATTTCAATCTTTTTTAAGACAAGGTGAGATAAGTAATCTACTCTTATCAGGTACAGCAGGTACAGGTAAGACAACGGTTGCTAGAGCTATATGTGAAGAGTTGAAGTGTGATTATATTATAATCAATGGTTCAGACGAAGGTCGTCAAATTGATACATTAAGAACTAAAATAAAATCCTTTGCAAGTACGGTCTCTTTAGACAAGAATGCTAATCACAAAGTTATAATAGTTGATGAGGCAGATTATATGAACGCCGATAGTGTTCAACCTGCTTTAAGAAATTTCATTGAGACTTTTTATAAGAATTGTAGATTTATATTTACTTGCAATTTCAAAAACAAAATCATCCCAGCATTACATAGTCGTTGTACCGTTGTTGACTTTCAAATTAATAACGGTAATAAGCAAAAAGCAGCAGATGAAATGCTTAATAGATTGGGAAGTATATTAGATGAGGAAAAGATACCTTACGATAAGAAGGTTTTAGCAGAACTTATTATAAAACACTTTCCAGATTTCAGAAGAACTATTAATGAACTGCAAAGATACTCCGTAAGGGGTACAATTGATAGTGGCATATTGTTTAGTTTATCTGAAACAAATACCAAAGAGTTAGTTGCTACATTAAAAGAAAAAAGATTTAATGATATGCGAAAATGGGTTATTCAAAATATAGATAAAGAACCATCAGCTATATTCAGAAACTTATATGAAGTATTATGGAAATCATTAGACCCTAAATCAATACCCCAGGCAGTATTAGTTATTGCTGGGTATCAATATAAAGCAGCTTTTGTTGCTGACCAAGAGATAAATATGGTTGCTTGTTTAACAGAAATAATGGCGAATTGTAAATTTAAATGAGTAGTTTAGAGCGTGAAGCAATGAGTAGTTTAAAAGAATTAATTCCAACTGGTGATAGTATGGTGGTTTTAAAAAAATTTGAAGATAGCTATAACTTTGATAGAGAAGATGATTTAGTTTATTTTATAACCGCAGATTTAGAAAAAGTTAAGTCCTTTGATGAAAAAATAAAAGTTAAGTTTGGTAGGTCCGATGGTAGTTTTGAAAGACGCTGGTCTGCTTATTGTCACCATTCTACAACAATGCCTTTTTTAATAGCTGTTATAACTATACCTAATATGGAACACTATAAGTTATTTTATCCTGAAACTAAAGTTGAAGATTTACCAACCGTGTATAATGAAGAAGCAAAACTTAAAGAACTTTATAAAGATAGAGTTTACTTTGCAAAATCAAAAGAAAAAGTAAAAGTTTCAATAAATGAGGTATGTGATTATTTTGAAAAACGACAACAAGAAATAAATAATATGTATGATGAATATAACCTTGACTATAATATATGGAGAATTCCAGTTGAAGACAAAGATGGTAATATGCAATGTAGAATTAAATATCATTATCAACTAGAAAAAGAAAAACAATTAGAAAAAGAAAAACAACTAGAAGAATTAAAACGAAAAGAACTACTTAAAGGAAAAAAATTTGAAAATGGCAAATTAATTCCATTAAGAAAATGGGGAGAAAAAATGAGTCCAGAAATGAGAACTAATATTGCTTTAGAGAAAAAGAGAATATATAGCTAAATGAACGCAATAATAAAAAAAATAGGACTATGGCATTCTAAAATATTTGGAACGCTTGCTGAAAAAGCAAAGACATCAAAATGGTGGGCAATATTATTGACCTTTGCTGTATTATATGAGATAGTTGAACACATAGTATATCCAATTTTAGTACCGTATCTAGTTTATCTATCTTGGTTTAAGTAAGATGGCTTACGAACTAAAAGAATATCTTAATAGTATTAACTTCAATAAACAAGATGTGATGGACACTACAGACATAACTTGGGAAAAGAAATACCCAGCGTTTATAGTTAACAAGTGTTTATCTTATCATTATGATACCTTAATTGCCGCCAATGAAATGAATGGTTATCATTTTCTCCCTAACAATATGCAATATCATTTTTTACTAAATATAGTAAGAAAGAAAAAGCGATTTGCTAAATGGTTGAGAGCAGAAAAGCTTAAAAATATAGAGTATGTAAAAGAGTATTATGGATATGGTAATGAAAAAGCAAAGACCGCTCTAAGCATATTGACTAAACTACAAATTGAAGCTATAAAAAAATCCTTGCAAAAGGGTGGGAGAAATAAAAGATGTTAGACACACTAAATTGGTCGCCAGATGATATGCTAGAGGTAACAATTAAGCAACCTGACGACTTTCTAAAAGTAAGAGAAACCTTAACAAGAATAGGAGTGGCGTCAAGGAAAGACAAAACCTTATTCCAATCTTGCCATATACTACATAAACAAGGCAAATACTACATTGTTCACTTCAAAGAACTATTTGCTTTAGATGGTAAGAAAGCAACATTAACTGAAAACGATATACAAAGAAGAAATACAATCGCTGTCTTATTAGCAGATTGGAGCTTAATTTCAATAGTAAAAAAAGAGGCTGCTGAAAGTAAAGCACCTTTATCTCAAATTAAAGTATTACCTTTTAAAGAAAAAAAAGAATGGATACTTTCTGCTAAATATAATATAGGCAAGAAAGTTGAAGAGAAAAAGGAAGAAGCTCCCAAAGAAACTAATAATGAAGGTCAGTAAATGCAAGTATCAAATTTCAAAGATTTTATAACAGAACAAACAAAGCCAGACAAGTCTATCCAGATAGCAATAATTACTAAAGGTAAGCCTGACCTTAAACGAAGAAAAGTTGGAGGTAAGGAAAAGAAAGAATTAACCGTTGGTTTAATTGTTGACACTTGCGAAGAATTAAAAATCAAGTGTGTAGTTATTGAAACTAGACACGCAATCATCACAGGTAAAGACGAAGAAAAGAATACTTTAACTATCTATAACTATGATGGAAAAGATACTGAACATACATTTATAGGTAAAGATACCGTTTGTATTACTAGAGCTGGTGCAGTTGAAGATGAAGCAGGACTTTCATTAATATCTGCGTTTCAAAACTCTGGTTCTTTTATGATTAATACAAGAAATGCAATGTTAACTTGTAATAATAAATTGACAAGTGCTTTATTATTTGAGAAATTTGGAATACCAACACCTAGAACAGCATTTGTATCTAACGAAAAAAATATAGATGACGCATTAAAACTTGTAGGTGGTAAGTTTCCTATTGTATTAAAAACATTAACAGGTACTCAAGGAATTGGAGTTTGTAAATGTGATAGTTATGAGTCCCTTGTATCTACTATTCAATCACTATGGAAACACGGTGCTGAATTGTTGATACAAGAATTTATGCCTGTAAAATTTGACATTAGAACTTTTGTAGCAGACAATAAGATATTTGCTTGTACAAAAAGAATTCAATCATCATTTGACTTTAGAACAAATACACATAGAGGTGCTAAGGCAGTACCTTATAAATTAAATGAAGAAGAAATAGAAGTTATATTAAAAGCAGCTAGAATTAGTAAAGCATATGTAGTTGGAGTAGACCATATAATACACAATGGAAAGAATTATGTATTAGAGGTTAACGGCTCTCCAGGTACTGGTGCTGATTATGAAGGGTACGCATATAAAGACCTTGAAGGTCCTAATCCTGGGGGTGCTATAACAGGTAAACAACTAGTTAAGAACTTTATTAAGTATATTACCGATAGAAAGAAATGGGACAGACAATCAATAATTGAAACAGGATGGTTAGAAACCGTAGAGTTATCAGACATTGGTAAGATTAGAGCAAAATTTGATACAGGTAATGGAGCGAAAGCTTGTTCATTACACGCTGAAGATATTAAGGTAAAAGGTAAAACGGTAAGTTGGAAATATGATGGCAAGGGATACTCTAAACCGGCCCACGGGAAGAGTAAAGTGTTTAGAGCAAACGCTGCTGACCAACCAAGTGAAGTTAGAACAACCGTATTATTAGATTTAACTTTCAATGGTTTTACTTATAAAGATGTAGAATTTGGATTAGACCAAAGACCTAGGTCTGGTTCGGATGTTTTGTTAAATAGAGATTTAATCAGGCAGTTTAACGCTAGTGTAAACCCTAGCAGAACTTTCGTATTAAGTAAAAGGTTGTCACCTATTGACAAATAAAAACAAATATAATATAATGGAGTTATTATGGAAGAAGTAAAAATAGTAAGATTGGTAACAGGTGAAGATATTATTGGAGCAACAATTCAAAAAGATGGAAAGACTTCCATCAAAAGTCCGTATGTCATTTATCCGACAGCAACACCAGAACCTGGTAAATCAGTTAAGTTTGGTATGTTCACTTATATTCCTTATGCAGAAACAGATGAAGTTAGTTTTGACGATAAGAATATATTAGTAGTTGTGAAACCAAAACAAGATTTGCTTGCCAGCTATAAACAAAGTATTAGTAAACTTATAACAGGACCAGGTTTAATTACATAATGTCAACTAGTATCCAAGAGAAGGATACTTTGACAATCTACTTTGTTAAAAAAGACGGCACCAAACAAGAAGTCAAAGTACCTACAGGTTATACAATAATGGAAGCGGCTCGTAAGTTCGCTAATCCCACAATAGATGAAATACCAGCTGATTGTGGTGGTTG